TCGCTCCAGTGTCATTCTGGATCGGAGTGGATTTTGTCTCGTTTACAAAGGACATCAGCCGATTCCGTAGCCAGTAGCGGTCCAGGTGATCGCCTTAGCAATCCTGCTACCGCCAACCGAATCATAGACCGACACATCAAATCCGGTAGCCGAGGGGTTGCTGATCACATAGTTTTCACCGCTGTTCTGTGCTGCCATCACAATGCCCACATCGGGAGCCACATAGAACTTGTTGCCAGCGCCATAAGTCACTGACACGTCTGCACTAGTGCTAGTTGTCACCGTTCCAGTAAGTGTGCGCTTTGGCATTTGCGCCTGAACACGCAGCTGGTCAACAGCAATCTGCTCCTGTGGACCGCCAGTGCTGAACTCTGCTTTGACCTGATAGCCACGCGCCTTGAACTCAGCATTATTAAACCGACGCCAGCTCGTAAACGTAGGCGAATTTGCAGGGTCATCCTGCGTGGTGCGGATATACAGCTCAACATCACAGGTGTTTGGAGCGGTGCCGTCAAACTCAGTAATCAGGTCAAAGTCAAGCTCATCGTCGATGCGTTCTCCATACGGGAAGAAGCTGCGAGCCCGCAACGTGCTTTCCAGCCTGAGGCTAAAAACATCGCTCAACGTAAACGTGTTGCCGCTGTTAAACACATACGTTCCAGACGTATTCAGCTTGCTGTCGCCTTGCAACGTGTATTCGCTGTCATCTTCAAGCAGCAATGCTCCGCCGTCTTCAAGATCAAACGCGCCAATAGCCGCAAGCTCTTCGCCTGTAGTCGCCAGCTCTAGCTCATTATTTGCGGTGTCTACCGTCAGGTTGGTCTTGGTGCCGCTAAAAGATGGATCTTCTGTAGAGCCCAGCGCACCAACAACTTCAACGCTCTGGAGATCAGCCTTCGTGAATTCGATTAGTGCAGCGGTCAGACTTTCGCGTCCACCAGAATCAACAAACTTGGCGCTATACGTTCCAGCCTTCAAGTCAGCATACGCTTCAGTCGCGGAGCCTGAGATCTGCTCAGAAATGCTGGTTGAAGTTGGCCAAGTAACACCGCTTAGATCAGGCGAATGACGCAGACGTACATAACCGCCAACACGAACATCCAAATCAGCAGCTTGCGTCCAAGTCAAACGGGCCTGACCGTTAACCGGAATCATGCTGAAGTTAGTTACCGCAGCTGGAGCGGCAGTCTTGCCCTGCAACTCGAAGTCTGCAGCTGTGATTTGACTGCCTTTGTCTAAAGAGTTTTTGGCTTGGATCTGAACATACAACCGACCAGCACGCAGGTTTCGCAACGTGACTGATGGCGAAGACGTATCGACGGCCTGCCAGTTGTCATTGTCAATCCGGTACTGAACGCGGAACTCACTAACGTTGACGCGATCATGATTCCAGCTGACCGACGCACCAACAAACACACCGCTGGCTTCTTCGTATAGAAACTCCTCGGTGGTGACACTATCGACCGGATTGGGAATCAACGACAGGTTGCTGATGTCCCGGTTGGTCAGCTCAACATCAGCTTCAACTGCGTCATAAATGGTGCTGTTATATGCAACGGCACTGACGCCATAGATGCCTTCTTCTGCCTCAGCAACAGATACAACGCGGAACTGCTGGGACTGAACCTCGTCGTTTTGAAACAGGAAGACCGATCCAGCAGCAGGCGCTTCGCTAAATGCACTGGCAACATCAATCTCTGCTGTTCCATCCGCAAGCAACGTGATGCCACCAACTGGCACATCCTTTTGCTCAACCAAGCCAGTGGACAACATCACTGACAGCTTCGGGTTGTTTGCAGCAGCCAAGGAAGTGGTCAGCCCGTTGCTGCTGTCTGTTGTGATCTGTGTTGTCGTTGCAGACTTGACCCGACCTGAACGACGCGCACCAGCCTTAACAGGATCAGCAACATCAATGACCATGCCAGGTCGCAAGATGATGCCGCTTTCGATAGCAACAGAAAACCCAACCACTTCAGTCAGATTTTGCTCAGACAGCAGCGTCCATTTGCCAATCCTGTGAGCCTGGCCTTGGCTGTAACAGCCAATCGCCTTGATGTCTTTTTTGATAATGCCGTACTTGGCAACCGCATC